GTGGCGGTGCCGTCGATGACGTCGTGCACGCCGATGATGTTCCGCTCGGCGTTGTCCGCCGACCCGCCGACCTTCTCCAGCCCGTTCGCGTGCTCGTCCAGCCCGCGGGCCGCAGAGCCGACGTCCTCACCCATCTTCTTCGCCGACCCGCCGACCCGGTTGAACGAGTCGGTGAGCGGCTTGTCCTCCCCCGCGAAGGTGAGTGTGACGACGTTGGCCATCAGGACACCTCGAGCCCGGCGGTGCGGGCCAGCTCGGTCAGCGCGGACGACATGATCTCGGTGACCTCGTCGCGCTTGACCTCAAGGCCCTTGTAGACGTAGCGGCCGGACTTGATGAACGGGCGGGCCGAGGGGCGGCCCCGGCGCCGTCCCTCGCCACCGAAGTCGAGCCACGGCGCGTACGGGGCTTTCCGGCCGCCGAGCCCGACGCGGGCCTCCCGCTGGGTCGAGCGGGCCTTCAGCGAGGCGCGGGCCCGCCCGGTGCGCGAGGGCATGTGCGACCCGGCGTAGTCGATCACGACGCCCGACGCCTCGTTGAGGGCCACCCGCAACTGCTTCGGAAGGTCGGCGTCCATCTGCTTGAGGGCCTTCTGGAACTCGCGCAGGCCCGAAACCTGGATCTTCTCGCCCATCTCAGCCTCCCGCCATCATCCGGTCGAGTTCGTCGCGCTGCTGCTTACGGGCGTAGTACCGCGACCACAGCACGAACTCGTCGTTGCCCATCTCGGCCCGCATCCGGCGGACCGTCGTTCCGAGCTTCTGGGCCAGGTAGAACTCGAACTCGAGGTCTGGGTCGTCCTCAAGCAGCAGGTACGCCGCTTTTACCGGCACCCTGCTTCAGACCCGAAAGCTCCGCGATGCCGTCGGAGACCGCGACCAGGTCGCCCGCGTCGGCGCCGGACGCCCACGCCGCCACCTCCTCGACGGTCAGTTTCGGGTCGGTCATGCCGGTGGCCACGAGGAAGTTGTCCCGATCGGACAGCGAGCCGGCCACCTGCGACTCGAGGACCTCGTCGCGGGTCAGGGCCCGGATGGCCACGGTGCTGCCGTCGGGCAGGGTCGCGGTGCCCTTGCCGGTCTTGCGGGCGAGGATCTGCTCCCGGGTCAGGTTGGCCACGATGCTCCTCCTACGGCAGGGCGGTCGTGGTGACCGCGCCGCTGATCTCGATCTCGGCGGCCCAGGTGACCATGTCGTCGACCGGGTTCGTCTCGGTGTACTTGGTCAGCACGCCCGAGAACGCGTCGTTGGGCTTGCCCGTGCCGGTGCCCTCCACGTTGCGCACCACCGCGACCGTGGTGGCGACCAGGCCCAGCAGCGCGTTTCGCGGGCCCGTCGAGGCGGTGTTGTCGTAGGTGCCGCCCAAGGTGAACTTGCCGTCCAGCAGGCCACCGGCCTTGGTGTGCGCGGTCGCCCCGTACCCGGTCGTGTCGTGCACATCGCCGTCCACCTCGAACGTGCTGGTCTTGGTGTACGGGCTGATGTCCTTCGTCGCTACCGTGATCTTCGTCGTCTTACCGTGAACGAAAGCCATTTCGTCACACGCCCTTTCCGGTGATGTCGAGGTGGAACTCAGCAGCGAGGTAATCGACGCCGGCCAGCGTCACGGCCGGGAACCCGACCCAGGCGACGGTGACGACGTCGCACGTCGTCCACGACCCGGTCCGGCCCTCAAGCGTCGCCGGGATCGACTTGGCCCCGGACTCGGCCACGTACTCGCCGAGCCGTTTGGCCGCGACCCGCTCGGACGCCTTACCGACCAGCACCAGAACCGGCAGATCCTCCACGTGCGACTGACCGCGCCCGTAGGTCTGCACGTAGTCGAGCCGGTCCGGCCAGCCGGGCAGCGCGGCCGGCGGCTCGACCGATCCCTGAGCCCACGCGTAGGCGCGTAGCCCGGTGATCGTCTTGAGGACGGTGGCGAGCTCGTCCTTGACCGCGTACAGGTCCATCAGCCGACCTTCCGGCGCCGGGACAGGCCCAGCAGGGTCGTGGCCACGTCCGGGTCGAGCCGGGCCAGCAACCGCATCTCCGAGCCCGCGTCGGGCGATCCGGCGATGCCGAACGGGGCCTCACGCCGCCTGTTCCAGCGGTTGACCTGAAGCCTGGCCGCGGCGATGACCTGAGTCGGCACCGCGGTCCAGCCCCACCGCGCCGTGATGACGTTGCTCTGCGGCTGGCCCGGGTAGGACGGGAACGGCCACGTGACGAAACCGATCCGCTCCCACGGCACCCCGTCGCCCGGGGCGTTGTCGGGCAGCAGCACAGCCCCTGACGAGGCGTACGCGGTCCCGTTGACCAGCAGGCCGGTGGAGTCCTGCACGTCGTCGATCTCCAGCGTCCACAGGCCGCTGACGCGGTCCAGGTACGGGGTACGCCGGTAGGTGCGGGCCGCCGGGGCGGCCAGCTGACCGAACTGCCGGTTGCACCGCTTGTCGATCGCCCGCGACGCGGCCGTGGCCCAGATGCCGAACTCCACGTTGTCGACCGAATCGTCGACACGCAGATACGCCGCCACGTCGGTGGCGGTGATGTAGTCCGGCTTCCAGGCCATCGGTGCTTACGCCGGGTCCGAGCCGAAATACGTTCGGCTGGTGGTGCTCACGCCCAGGTCCTCGGGATCGGCACCGAGGTCGACGTTGGCCTGGTCGTCGCCGAGCAGTGCGCGGACCTCCTCGCGGGTCATCAGCTTCCCACCGATGTTCACCCGCCCGGTTGCCGCGAGCTCGGCCCGGTCGCCCTCGGACAGCTGGAACCGGTGCTCCGGCGCGGGCGCCCCGCCGACCGTAGAAATTCCTACGGTCTGAGCGGCGAGCTGGGCGCGTAGCCGGTCGTTCTCCGCTTTGAGCGCGTCACGCTCGGTGGCGATCTCTTCCTTGGTCTCTGCCATTCGGGTTCCCTTACGTAGCAACGGATTCGGGGCGGACGGGTGGAGCTCGGCCGTTAGATTTCTAACGGCCGAGCCCGCTGGTTACACCGGGTCGTAGACCAGCTCGCGGGTACGGCTGAAGTCGGTCACGCCGAACGCCTTGTACCCGAACAGCCCGAGGTCGACCCAGGCGACCCGCCACACGATGTCGAGGCGCTGCGGCGGGGAGGCCCACAGGCAGACGACGTCGGGGTCGAACATCCACGACGACGCGGCCACGGTGCCGGTCGCCGCGGTCGCCCACGCGGGCACCCAGAGCTTGCCGTTGGCCTGAATCCACTGGTAGCGGGGATCGGACTGCCCGACGGCGTTCGTTGCGCCGAGCGACGGGTAGAGCCGCCGGCCGGTGGAGTCCTTCGCCGACGCGAGGACCTTGTAGAGGTCGATCTGCGTGAAGACGGTCGAGAACCGGTCGCCGCCGCGGATGTACTGCAGCGGGATCAGCGCCGCGGCGATCAGCTGGTCGAGCGTCGAGTCGACCGCTGCGGTGGTCAGCGTGATGTCGGTGATCGACGCGGCGTTGGCGACGAGCTGAGCCTGGACGTACGCCTCAAGGGCCTCGAACCATCCGCGGGTCATCTGCTTCCAGATCAGCCCGGACATCTGCGGGTTGCCGCCCTGGTCGAACGCCTCCCGCGTGATCTCCACCTTGCCCGACACCGCCGAGGGGGTGATGGTCTGGGCGGTCGCGGTGAACGCGCCCGGGGTCGGCTCGGTACCGGTCGTGTGGTCGGCGACCAGACCCGAGCTGGAGTTGAATTTTGGCACGACGAAAGGCGTGACAACGTCGAGGGTGCCCTTGTTCGTCGCCGCGTACAGCGGGTACTGGTACTCGAGCTGGTCGACGTACATGTCCGGCCGGTTCTGCGGGTAGTTCAGGTTGACCACGTTTGTCGGGGTGATCGCGAACTGGTGCGCCGGGTCGATCGCGCCGAGCTCGCGCCGCTCGAACGCCTCCCGGACGAACGTCTCCGCCCGGTCGCGGGCCGCCTGGTCGCCACCGCCACCTTCGCGCCAGCCGGACAGCAGGTCCGAGGAGAAGTCGTGCGACCCGGCCCGCAGGTTGCCCGTGCGGTCGAAGACGTACGGGGCGGGCTCGCTCACCCGGACGGCACCGTGGTGCGGGTTGACGAGGGTCGGGCCGCTGGTCGGCTCGGCCCCGGCCTGCTGGGCGGTGAGCCACGCCTGGAACTGGGTGAAGCTCGAGGCGTCCTGCGGGGTGGCCGTTACGGTCGTAACGGTCGGGGTCGGGGCGGGCTGGGCGCGCAGCTGAGCCGCGAAGGTTGCGCAAGCGATGTTCGGGGCGTGGCGCTGGCCGCAGTGCTGGCACGGGTCCATCTGTGGTCCTCCTGTCAGGCTCGCGGCCACAGTGGTCACGCGGGCATCATCGAACGCGGGCATGTAGGTGGTGGACGTCTCGCGCCAGGTGGCGCGCAGCACGTTGTAAACCCCGGACTCGGCGTCGTACTCGACGTCGCCGGCCTCCGGGTCGAGGTTGAAGTCCACGCCGATCGACAGGCCCGAGTACAGGCCGTGCCCGGCGTCGTAGAGCAGCTGGTCGCGCTGCACCTTCGCCGGGGAGCCCTCCGGACCGTCCAGGACGGCCAGCTCGACGACCGGGCCGTCGGGGCCGTCGGTCACCGATCGGTGGAACCCGACCGGGGTGGTGTGGTCCATCAGGTGCGCCATCCGCGCCGGGTCGGAGTACTCGAGGCTGCCCGGCTTGAAGGAGTACTTCAGTCCGCCCTTGTCGGCGACGGCGTTGTACGGGACGGCCAGCCCGGTGATCGTCCGGGCCGCCTGGTCGACCGTCGGCGCCGGCGGGGCGTCCGCGAAGTCGAGCGCGGAGAACCGCATCATCGGCTCGCCATCGAAACGGGCGCTGGTCGCCGGGACCGCCGGCGCCGGGGCCGGTGTGGCCTTGGGCGGTGGGCCGGACAGCCCGGCCCAGCCGCGGATCTCTGCTGCGTCGGTCACGCCGAGCGCCTCCAATTGGGCCCAGTACGCCGCCTGCTCGCCAGGTGACGCCTTGAGGTAGTCGGTCAGGTCGAACCGCGGGGCGTACCCGCGCCGGGTCACATCGCCCATACCGAGCCGGTCGGTGATCGCGCTCATGAACGGCGCGTACGTCCGGTTGATCTTGTCCTGCTTCTTGTCGACCGAGTTGAAATACGTTCTGCTGGTGGTGGATACGCCCAGATCCTCGGGGTCGACGCCCAGCCCGTTCGCGATCTCCAATGTCACCTGGCGCTGCAGGTCGACCAGGGTCAGATCACGCGGGCTCGGGCTCGACACGTCGGCGCGCTTGACCGAGCTCGGGAGCCAGCCGTACGGGCGAAGCTGGCGCATCGCCCCGTACTCGGCCAGGAACGGCTCGATCTCGTCGTCCTTCATCGGGTCGACCGATGTGTCGTCGGAGTCGGTGAAGTACTCGCGCAACGCCGGGTTCTCCGCGTACATCGCCGCGACCTGGTCAAGGGCGATCGCCCGGCGGATCGCCCTTGCGTTGGCCGAGAGGATGCCCGGGTTCGGGCTGTCGAAGCGGATCATCAGGGCGGCGCTGATCGGCTGCGGGCCGCGGCCGTCGCCCCGGTCGATCCACACGTAGCGGCCGGTCTGCCCGGGGTCGCTGGTCGCCAGCTGGTAGCCGGCCGACAGGGGCGGCTGATGCACGTTCTTACCGGGCGGGCGAAGCGTGACCGTGGTCGGGTCGACCCGGCGCACCGAGGCCGGGTAGCCGTCGAAGTCCTGCCCGGTGATCTGCCACCACGCGATTCCCTCGAACGCCAGGTCCTCGATCGTCGCCGCCATGTGGGTCACGTTCGGGCAATCGGGGTCGTACTGGCGGAACAGCGGGGAGTCGACGACGTCCAGGCCCCGGTAGAG